CAGAACCTGTAAGCAAAGACAAAGCCAAAGCAACTAACGTAGCAAGCGCAGAACCTGTAAGCAAAGACAAAGCCAAAGCAACTAACGTAGCAAGCGCAGAACCTGTAAGCAAAGACAAAGCTAAAAATCCAGTTACTGTGCCTACTTTCTCGTCAGAAAATGAAACACCTTCATATGTAGCCGGCGCGGCTACTGGGGGATTTTTTGATGGACCAACATCTGGTTTCCCGATAATGTTACACCCTAGAGAAACTGTACTTAATGGAATTCAAACTGACAATATAAATCAAAAATTAGCACAAGTAGAAAAACAACCAGCCGAAATGTCAATACCAGCACTAAATGATTCGGTAACAAGCGCCATGCCAAATACTGATATGACAGATATGATGCAACAATTGTCTGAAATGATGGAAGATAAATTTGGATCAATGTTGGCTGCATTAGAAGATGGTAATAATATATCTAGTAAAATATTGCAGTATTCACAAGCTTAATACTAAATAGTGTATAGGCCCTAATATATGACATACAAGAAACGATTTACCAGAGTTAATGCAGCTGGAACAATGAGTCCTATTGCCGGTGGCAATAGTAACAATGGTGCATGGAATGGTAGTTCAGGACAAAATGGATCACCAACAGGTGGCACAAACAATGATGACTTTGGTTACAAAAACTATCGCAGTCGTTTACCAGAAGTATATACTGGTCACCCAAACCGTATTGAACGATATAATCAATATGAGATGATGGACGTTGATGCTGAAATCAACGCATGTTTAGATATCATTGCTGAGTTCAGTACACAAAAAAATGAACACAATCAAACTCCCTTTAACTTAAATTGGAAAGATGATCCAACTCCCCATGAAATTGAATTACTAAAAACTCAACTTCAGCAATGGAGCAAACTAAACGAATTCAACACACGACTATTCAAAATCTTTAGAAACTGTTTAAAGTATGGAGATCAAGTTTTTGTGCGCGACCCGGAAAACTTTAAGTTATATTGGGTTGACATGATTAAAGTTATCAAAGTTATTGTTAACGAAAGTGAAGGCAAGAAACCAGAACAATATGTTTTAAAAGATTTGAACATTAACTTGGAAAACTTGACTGTGGCTGAAAAGACAAATACTGATTATGCCGCTAGTCCTGTTACAGGTATGGGCGGTACAGGTGGTGGATCAGGTGCTAGTGGTGGATATACAGTTCCTAGTGGAAGTAACACAACTGGATCACGATTCAGTCTTGGATTTAATGAAGCCGCTGTTGATGCTAAACACGTAGTGCATCTAAGCTTAACAGAAGGTCTTGATAGATTTTGGCCCTTTGGTCAGTCAATACTAGAGAACATCTTTAAAGTATATAAACAAAAAGAACTATTAGAAGACGCAGTTCTCATCTATCGTGTACAACGAGCGCCAGAACGTAGAGTGTTTAAAATTGACGTTGGTAATATGCCAAGTCACATGGCCATGGCATTTGTTGAACGTATTAAGAATGAGATTCATCAAAGACGCATTCCTAGTGTAGGTGGAGGACAAGCAATTGTTGATGCTACTTATAATCCATTAAGTATGAACGAAGATTATTTCTTCCCAGTTACTGCTGAAGGTCGTGGTTCTAGTGTGGAACTATTACCCGGTGGACAAAATTTGGGTGAGATTGATGACTTGAAGTATTTCAATAATCGTTTAGCACGTGGTCTACGTGTTCCAAGTAGTTATTTACCTACTGGACCTGATGATAATACAACACCTTTAAGCGATGGTCGTGTTGGTACTGCTATGATTCAAGAGTTTCGTTTCAATCAATATTGTGAACGACTACAAAACTATATTGGTAGAAAGCTTGATGAAGAATTCAAGTTATTCTTACGCTGGAGAGGTTTAAACATTGATAGTAACTTGTTTACACTAGAGTTTAATCCACCACAAAACTTTGCCGCATATCGTCAAACAGAACTAGATACCGCACGTGTTTCTACTTTTACAAGTATAGAACAGTACCCATATATATCTAAACGATTTGCGCTAGAACGCTTCTTGGGATTGACAGAAGACGAAATTAATAAGAACGAGAAGATGTGGCGTGAAGAAAATAATAAAGAAATTGAAGTTGATCCACAAGGTAAAGACTTACGTAGTATTGGTATTAGTGCAGGCGATATCGAAACGGACACAACAACTGGTGAAGAGGCTTTGGCCGGCGATGAAAATGATGAAGTTAATCCAGAATTAGATGCTGCAGGACAAGTACAAAAACCAGGTGAAGCAGTACCGGGACAGAATATGCCAGCACCCGCAGGTAATGGAATGTAAGATAAATACATTATAGGAAAAATAATGAAACTTTTTGAAATGTACGAGCCGGCTATACCAGGTCTACAAGATGTTGAAGATGACAACAGTAGCCCAAAATGGAGAGAAAGCCGTAAAACTAAACTAACACTAAAACAAATCCGTAAATTACGCAAGATGAATGATGTTAGAAACTATGAAAAAGTTAATTATTTAAAGAAGGTTCATGAACAATATGGACCTCAAGCAAATGCCGATGCAGCTGGTGGACCAACTGTTTAAATAAATTCTAGTTATCTTAGGCAAAAACGTAAAAAATCAGCACTTAATGTGCTGTTTTTTTTGATACCCACTAAATAACTTTACACAAAGCCATTACTAGGAGAAAATTCAATGGACAACAAAAAATTTGAACAACTTATTGATTTGATTATCAATGAGAATGAAGAACAAGCTAAAGCATTATTTCATGATATCGTAGTTGAAAAAAGCCGCGAGATTTATGAATCAATGATGGACGAAGACGGCATGGGCGGCCAAATGGAAGGCGGCATGGGCGGTCAAGTAGGTGATCTACTTGACGAGATTGGTGCTGAAGAACAAGGCATGACTGAAGAAGAAGAAGATGATTTAGAATTTGGTGATGACGGTGATGACGAAGTAATCGATCTAGACATGGATGATGAAGAAGGCGGAGAAGAAGGCCTAGAAGACCGCGTTGTTGATTTAGAAGACAAACTAGATCAGTTGATGGCTGAGTTTGAAGAAATTATGGGCGGAGATCATGAAGAACCAGATGCAGATAACATGGGCGGACCAAGTGACCATGATGCAGATAATATGGGTGACGAAGACATGATGGAAGATGATATGGACGAAGATGACACTGATGAATCAGTAATGGAAGCTATTACATTGAAAAACGTTCCAGGACTATATGGTTCTAAGATTGGTGGCGACAACGGAGTTCAAACAAAGAGCACAAGTTTAGCAAACAGCGGACAAGCTGGTATGGACAGTCGTCCAGTTAAATTCTCTGGTGCGGCTGAGTCAGTTCCAACAAGTCCAAAAGCTCCTACTAACTATGGTACTAAGGGCGAAACACAAGTAAAAGGCGCTGGATCATTTAAGAATGCACCTGCACAAGCTAAACAAAGCTTAGAAAAGGCACCGGCCCCAACTAAGACACAAGCTAGTGGTGTAAACACAAAGAGCCCTGTAGCTGAGTCACGTAATTCTACTAAGCGTAGAGTATAAGGAATTTGAGAGCAATGGCTTTGTATCTTAAAGAGCATCTGACATTTGACCGAGCCGGTATGGTTGTTGAATCAGTCAGTGAAGGCGACAAGAAGAACCTTTATATGAAAGGTATCTTTATTCAGGGCGGGGTTAAAAACGCAAACGAGCGTGTTTACCCCGTGTCTGAAATTGAAACTGCCGTTGGTACTCTAAATGAACAAATCACAAGTGGCTATTCAGTTCTTGGTGAAGTAGATCACCCAGATGACTTAAAAATTAACTTAGACCGTGTGTCACATATGATTACAAGCATGTGGATGGACGGTGCTAACGGTTTCGGTAAGTTAAAGATTTTACCAACTCCAATGGGAGACTTAGTTAAGACTATGTTGGAGAGTGGTGTGAAACTAGGCGTATCTAGTCGTGGTAGCGGAAACGTGAATGACTATGATGGCAAAGTTAGTGACTTTGAAATTGTCACTGTGGATATTGTCGCCCAACCAAGCGCACCAAATGCGTATCCTAAAGCAATATATGAAGGCATGATGAATATGCGTCATGGTCATACATTGTTGGATATTGCAAAAGACGCACAGGGTAACAAAAAAGTAGAGAAATACTTGAAAGAGGAAGTAATGCGCCTCATCAAGGATCTCAAAATCAAATAAAGGGGAAACAGCATGTTTGATGCTATCAAGCCATTACTTGAAAGTGGACTTATTAATGATGAAGTTGGTGCTCAGTTAAATGAAGCATGGGAATCAAAATTAAACGAAGCTCGCCAACAAGTTCGTGCAGAACTTCATGAGGAGTTTGCACAACGTTATGAACATGACAGAATCGTGATGGTTGAAGCCCTTGACAAAATGGTTACAGACAGCTTATCAGATGAAATTGAAGAATTTCGTGCTGAAAAGGCTGCAATGAACGAAGACCGCGTACAGGGTCAACTAAAACTACGTGAAAACGCAACAAAATTCAATAACTTTATGGTTACTAAACTAGCCGAAGAAATTAAAGAATTGCGTAGTGATCGTATTATTGCTAAAGAAAGTCAGCAAAAGCTAGAACAATTTATTGTTCATGCTCTAGCACGTGAAATTAAAGAATTCGCACAAGACAAACAAGCAGTTGTTGAAGCTAAGGTTAAGTTAGTTGCAGAAGGTCGCAAGCAATTAGAAAGATTGAAAGCACGTTTCGTGTCTGAATCTGCTAAGAAATTGAGTGTTGCTGTAGCTGGACAGTTAAAGGGTGAAATGAGCCAATTGAAAGAAGATATTAAAGTTGCTAAAGAAAATAACTTTGGTCGCCGTATCTTTGAAAGTTTTGCAAGTGAATTCAGTGTTACTCACCTAAGTGAGAAACAAGAAACACGTAAGCTAATGTCCGCATTAGCTAGTAAAGAACAACAATTAGCTGAATCACAAAAACAAATCGACAACGCTAAGAAATTAGTAGAGTCAAAAGAACGTGAAGTTCGCATTATCAAAGAGTCTAACATTCGTGAGAAAACTATGGCTCTATTGCTTGGAAATCTTAATGAAGAAAAAGCAACGACAATGCAAAACTTACTAGAAAGTGTGCAGACAACTAAGTTGAAAGCCGCATTCGATAAGTATCTACCAGCAGTACTTAATACTGGCGCAGAAAAAAAGGCTGCAAAGTCTTTAATCAGCGAAAGTAAGGAAGTAACCGGGGATAAACAAGCTGCCAAGCAAGAAATTGATATGGAACAACGTGATAACGTTATCGATATCAAACGTCTGGCAGGGCTTTAAATCAAAGACATAAGTTTAGGAGAAATAATAATGTCAAAAGTTCTATTAGAAAGCCGTTGGGACGAGACCAAGGATGCCCTGTTAGAAGGTCTAAAAGGCACTCGCCGCTCAACTATGGGTGTTATCTTAGAAAATACTAAGAAACAACTACTTGCTGAATCTACAGCAGGAACAACTACAGCTGGTAACATCGCTACATTAAACCGTGTGATTCTTCCAGTTATCCGTCGTGTTATGCCAACAGTTATCGCTAACGAGTTGGTTGGCGTTCAGCCAATGACTGGCCCAGTAGGTCAAATTCATACACTACGTGTACGCTATGCACAAAGCCTAGTGGACAACAGTGCTGCTCAAACTAGCGTTACTGCTGGTCAAGAAGCATTGAGCCCATTCACTATCGCTCAAGCATATTCACGTACTCCTCAAGCTGATGCTACTGCTACTGGTTATACCGGTAACAATACAGCGGCTCTTGAAGGTAACGGCGGTAAACAAATCAGCGTACAAATCTTACGTCAAGCTGTTGAAGCTAAGTCACGTAAATTGCAAGCACGTTGGACATTTGAAGCGGCTCAAGACGCTCAAAGCCAACATGGTATTGACGTTGAAGCAGAAATCATGGCTGCTCTAGCACAAGAAATTACTGCTGAGATCGACCAAGAAATCTTGTTAAGTCTACGTACTCTAGCAACAACAGAGTATACATATAACCAAGCTACTGTATCTGGTACAGCTACTTACGTTGGTGACGAACACGCTGCTCTAGCTGTTCTTATCAACCGTGTTGCTAACTTGATAGCACAACGCACACGTCGCGGTGCCGGTAATTGGGCTGTTGTATCATCTGCTGCATTGACAGTATTGCAATCTGCAACTACTAGTGCATTTGCACGTACAACAGAAGGTACTTTCGAAGCTCCTACAAACACTAAGTTTGTTGGTACACTAAACGGCGCAATGCGTGTTTTCGTTGATTCTTATGCTCCAGACACTACACCAGTATTGGTTGGTTACAAAGGTTCAAGCGAAACAGATGCAGCGGCATTCTATTGCCCATACATCCCATTGATGAGCAGTGGAGTTGTTCTAGATCCATCAACATTCGAACCAGTCGTGTCATTTATGACACGTTATGGTTATATCGAATTGACTAACACTGCATCATCTTTCGGTAATGCGGCTGATTATGTTGGTGAAATTGCCGTACAAAATCTCACCTTCCAGTGAAATTCACTACATTTTAATATCTTTACAGATATTATCAACACAAAGGGGCACGAAAGTGCCCTTTTTTGTTTAAGGGATGGTTGGCAACTTGGTGGCAAAAAGCGTAAGATAGCATAAATACAATATCTCAACGGGATGGGAAGAAACACTAAGGCACTATTCGTAGTGCTTTTTTGTTGGGTATAATTTTGTAGACTATATAAATGTATGATCGTCTTAGCCCCAATCTCAGTAGGTGAACTGATTGACAAAATTACCATACTACAAATTAAACAAGAACGTATTCAAGATAGTGTTAAACTGAAAAATATTCTTAAAGAATTATATCAACTAATTGAGATACATTCAAACACATTAAATGAAACACAATTAGCATTTACTGCTCCATTGTTTCATCAATTATATCATGTTAACAATCAATTATGGGACATAGAAGATTCAAAACGTAAACATGAAAAAGAACAAAACTTCACTGAAGAATTTGTTCAACTTGCTAGACAAGTTTATTTAAAAAATGATTTACGTGCTAAGATTAAACGTGATATTAATCTAATAGTTGGTAGTGATATTATTGAAGAAAAAAGTTATTAAAGTGTAAAGTCAGTATCAACTGTAATATCTAGTATAGATTTTTTCTTTTCTCTCATTTTTTTTGAATATATTCTGTTGCAATTAGCGCAAAGAGTCTTTAAGTTACTTTTATCTTTGTTCTTTTGATTACCATCTTTGTATACTACATCAAGTTGGCATTTGTCTTCTGGTACAAAACTACATTTCTCACATTTGTTTTTCTTGTATAGCAAGTAGCCAAATTTATTATTGTATGCTGCCTTAGCACAGCTTGCACAGTATTTGTGCCATTGTTTAAAACCGTGCTTACTCACACCATTGGGTTTTGCCAATGATACTTTACAATTTTCGCATAATGGTCTTGTACTTTGTCTAGTTAGCATATAACTATTTATTAAAGATATCCAGAGTGCTTTTTTCTATGGTACTAATACGTAAAAAATCATAAATATACTATAAGTATAATGGATTTTCTATGGCATTTGAAGCTTTTAACTCGGTAGGTGGATACTCAGTAGGTATTCCGCCAACACCAGTTATCAATGCAAACGGTATAGCTACTCTTCCTGGACTGCAAGTATCCGGGATATCAAATTTAGGCTCTATAAACAATGTTATTATATTGGGCGGGGTAGACGGATACTATCTTCAAACCAATGGTGAAGGTGGATTAACATGGGCACCGGCTGGCAATGGTGGAGGTGGCAACGGAGTACCTGGAGGTAGCAACAGTGAAGTACAGTTTAATAATGATGGTAACTTTGGTGGCGATCCCGGTTTCACTTATAACAATGTAACTAATCAATTAAGTATATCTGGTAACATAGTATCAACTAATGTTGTTGCCTCAGGTAATGTATCAGCTACTAATGTTGTTGCCTCAGGTAACATATCAGGTGGTAACTTAAATGTAACAAAAATAACAGCTACTGGAAATATATCAGCCGGGAACGCTAATTTAGGTAATTATGTTACTGCTAACTTCTATGCTGGTAACGGATACATGTTATCAGGTGTTATATCTGCATCTTCTAACACAGCTAATTATGCAAATTATGCAGGTAATGTAACAATTGCTGGCCAAGCAAATATCACTAGCGTTGGTACATTAACATCATTGAATGTATCAGGTAATGTTACGGCAGCTAGATTTATTGGGTCAGGTACATCATTATCTAATATTAATGGTTCTAATGTTGTTGGTCAAGTATTTGAGTCGTTATATACTGGAACAGTATTAACAAATGCTCAACCAAATATCAGATCATTGGGTACATTAGTTAACTTAACAGTATCAGGAAATGTTATATTAGGTAATGTAAGTAATGTGCATGTTTATGGTGGAAACTCCGGACAAGTTTTAACTACAAATGGTAGTGGTAATTTAACTTGGGAGAATGCTCCGGCATCTGTTACCGCAACTTATGTTACTGCCAACTATCAACCGAACATTACAAGTACCGGCACATTAACTGTATTGACAGTAAATGGTATCAGTACCTTAGGAAATGTAGGCAATGTAAAAATAACCGGTGGATCAAATGGTTATGTGTTGTCTACTGATGGATCGGGTAACTTGTCATGGGCATCTGGATCTAGTGGCATTGGTGGTAGTAACACACAAATACAATATAATAACAATGGAAATTTTGCAGCAGATGCAAACTTCACTTATAACACTAGTACAAACACAGTTACTGTTACTGGAGATTTAGTAGCAAACTCATTAACAATAGGTTCAGGAGCATATAAGTTCTCTAGAACAAGCGTATACTTTGCTACATCAGTAACAACATCAGAAACATTATTAATGACCTTTCCAACATCAGATACTGCTGGATTAGATGTTACTATTATTTCAACAGATGCTAGTGCAGGCAACAGGCAGATATGTAAATTAGAAGCAGTGTACTATGCAAATACAGTACATTATAGTGAATATAACACTATTCAAGTAAATGGACCAGTTGGCAATTTTGCAATAACATATGAGCCGGGTAATATATCAATTCCGGCAACAGCTTCATTGTATGTTTTTCCAACAACAAGCAACATGACCACTTACAAAATACAAGTTACATCGTATCAAGAGTGACCAAAAATGATAAATACAACTATAAGCAAGGATCAGAATCATGGCAATTAAAGCGTTAAACTCAGTAGCAGGATTTTCAGTAGGAGAAGTTCCGGTTCCTATTATATTAGCCAATGGCGATATAACAACTATTAATTTTACATCTAATGGATCAGCAAATTTAGGCAATGTTGCTAACGTTCACATCTTTGGTGGAAGTAATGGTCAAGTATTACAGACAGATGGATCAGGTAATTTGTCATGGACATCATCTGCTAACGTCAATCAAATTCACAATGGCAATAGTAATGTAACTATCCCCAACTTGAATGGTAACGTCTACATCAATTCCAATAGCGGTACAGACCAACAATGGAACTTTACTACTAGCGGCAATTTAGTATTACCACTAGGTGGTATTATAACAGAGGGTTCAAGTCCTTCAGGTCTTGGTAATACAATTACTTTAACACCATCAGGTGGAAGTAATACTAATCAACAGTTGGTGATTTATCCTACAGGTGTAGGCGAAGGTGACCACATACATTTAACTAGTGGCAATTTAAGTTCAACTAGTATTTTCTTAGGTAACGATACTCAGTATATTCGTACTCGCGCCGACGGTTCTATGGTTATCGGTACTGATGATGGTCAACCAGATACTAGTGGTATTGGATATCGTTGGATTTTTGATGTAGACGGAAACTTAACAGCACCTAATGTTGGTACTGCTAACTTAGGTAACTTGGTAACTGCTAACTTTGCTAACTTCTACAATGATTTGTATGCAGGTGGAAATGCTAACATAGTAGGTAATTTAGTCGTTCAAGGTAATATTGCAAATGCAAATAACATCAGTATTACAAATAACTTAGAAGGTAATACAGCTAATTTCAGTGGCAATATTACTACATTAAATGCTAATCTTGGTAATTTAGTAACTGCTAATTATGCAAACTTTGCTAATGACGTAGTTGTTCAGGGTAATATTGCTAACGCAAATAATATTAGTGTTACAAATAATATTACAAGTAATACAGCAAACGTAACTGGTAATTTAACTTCAGGTAATGCAAATCTTGGTAATTTAGCTACCGCTAATAACTTTAGTACAAACGGTAGTGGTGGCGACATTACACTAACTGGTGGTAATGTAGTTGGTGCAAACGTTGTAATCGCTAACTCATTCACAAGTAATGGTGGTGTAGTAGACTTTTCTACAAACAATCCCAACGTACAATTAGGTGACGTTAGTAATGTTCATATTAATGGCGGTACAAATGGTTACTTACTAACAACAGACGGCTCAGGTGGATTGTCTTGGACTGCTACAGCAAGTACAACTAGTATTACTAATGGCACCAGTAATGTATCAATTCCAGATACTAATGGCAATGTCAATACTTCAGTAAATGGCAATGCTAACGTATTTGTTGTAACAGGTCTTGGTGCAAATGTTAATGGAAACTTGGATGCAAGTGGTAATCTCACTGTACAAAATGCTAACTTAGGTAACTTAGTAACTGCTAATAATGCAAACTTTACTACTCAATTAGATGGTAACACTGCTAATTTTACTGGAAATATTACTTCATTAAATGCTGATCTTGGCAACTTAGCAACGGCTAATTTTGTCAATGTAGCAAGTAATACAACTACTAGTAATTTAACAGTCAATTTAGAGTTAAGCGGTAACACTGCTAACTTTAGTGGTAATGTAATCACCCCTAACTTAACAGTTAACTTAGAACTAGCCGGTAATACAGCTAACTTTACAGGTAATGTAATTGCGGCAAACTTCATTGGATCATTGGCAAACGGTAATAGTAATGTAAAAGTATATCAAGATGCTAACGTAGAAATTACAGTTGGTGGTAGTGCAAATACCGCTACATTTGCTTCTACCGGTCTATATGTTGTTGGGCAAATTAACACTACTGCAGGTAACATGTTATCAAATGGTAACATTACTGCAAATCTTTTCTTAAACAGTGCAAACGCTAACGTAACAGGTCAAGCTGAACTTGGTAGTGTATTGACTTCAAACATTACTGCAACATCTAGCTCTATCACTATT